GCCATTCCGTTAGTTCCTTTTTTGAATTCAGAACCAAAAGCAAAAACTTTTAATCCACTAGTTGCTAAAGAAGCATCTAAAGTAGCACCAGAGTAAGAAGCAACCTCGAAAGAGTCAGTTCCAACAACTGTTACAAGAGCTTTGTCTTGAACACCAGCAGCGTCAGTAATGATAACTGTTTGGTTTAATCTGAATGGGTGACCAGCAGAAGTGATTTCATCACCTGATCTAGTAGCACCTGATACAGCTAGGTGTAGACGTCCTTGCTCTGCCCACTGAATAACATCAGAAGCAAAAGGCATTTCAGCGCCTACCATTCTTAAAAAAGAAGATACAGAACGGTTTCCGTATTTCTCGAATTCTTTTTCGTAAACTTCTGGTAAGTACTGAGAAGTGAACTCAATGCTTGATCCAATATAGTTTGTTGAAAGTGTTGATTTTGAAGGGGCTGGGGTTAATGCACCACCAACACCTGTTAAAGTTACAGCCATTTGTTTTTTGTTTTAGCGTTTTTTAATTTTCATGGTGAAATCATCTCCAGAGTCAACTATTCTGAACTTAGGTGCTTTTGAATCAACGTTGACGTTTGTTCTAACGTCCATATCTATATTCTTCGTATCCTTAACAAGATCTTTAGTCGCATCGGCTAAGCCTTGCTCATAAAAGTGTCTCGCTATTGTGTCAGCATTTGTTGCTGCATACATCTCTTTATGGTATGACTTAGGATCCTTTATAAAGCCATTGTCATCAAGATGTCTGTTAAAGAAGTTCGTTATGTCAGACTGCGTCTGTTTTACCGTAGATGCGTCTTTTACTTCGAACACAGCTTTCTTATCTCCGAGGTTAAATTCAAAACCTTTGAACTCCTCATTGAATAAAGCATTTGTTTTCTCAGCAAAAACTTTAGACCTCTGCTCTAGAATTTGTTCTTCTGTCGCTGATTTCTGTTTATATTCATTATAAAAACTATAAGCCTCTTGATAGTCTTCTGGAAGAGAAGCAGCGCTTGACTCAAGCGGAGCCTTGAACTTTTCCTTCATACTCTCAAAGTGGTTTCTAGCCTTGTATAATTCTTCTTTCATGGCTATCTGTTTTTTCTTGATGTCTTTCTCATCATCAATGTCTTCATCGATTGAGAATTTATCTTCTAACAGATAGTTTATTTCACTATCATCAAGGTGCGGCTTTGATTCCTTATAGTACTCTTTAAGAACGTCTGCGTCCCCAACTTCGTTCCAATCCTTCTGTAGGTTTAGAAAGTCATTGAAGCTGCGTCCAGTTTCTTTTTTGTACTCTAAGTACTTAGCCACGTCCTCAGGGACAGTGGTTTCTTCAGGTTGTCTAAGAACGTCTTCGATAGAATCATACTCTCTACCGAGTTTGTTTTTAAAGTAAGACAAGATACTGTTCTCATCCAACTCTAGCACTGTGTCCTCTGTAGCTTCACCTACAGGGTCTATAATTGTTTCTTCTTCCTGAGACTCATCGACTTGTTCGTCTACAGTTTCTAACTGTTCATCTACAATTTCTGTCGTTTCGTCTACAGTAGTCTCTTCTACTTGTTGTGGCTCAATAGGATTTCCATCACCATCAAGCTCTCTAAAGGTTACTCCTTCCATATGATTTGATTTAATTGTTTGCAAAGATAGTACTTATATATTTTATAGGTTTAAACCTATAGAATCAGCACCATCAAAGTCTATTGGATTTAAGTCTTGTTGTCTTTGTTGTATAAGTTTAGATTGTTGAGACGCTTGTTTCTCTGTTCTCTTGTCTTTTCTATCTTCCCTATATTTTTCTTTCTCTAATTGATTCTGGATCTCACTTCCTTTTATTTGAGCATCCATGCTTTTTTGCATCTGAATTAATTGAGCCTTAAACTGAAATTCTTGTTGCATCTTCTGCATGTCGAACTCAGCCTTCATTTGAGCAAGCTTAGCATCAACCTCTCCCTGAGCCATTAATGTTTGTTGCTTGCCTTGTTCAGCTGTCATAGCTGCCTGCTGATTCGCTTCAGCCTGTAAAGCAATATTCTCTTGCTGTCTCTTGTTGTCAAGCTTTTCCTTACGTCTCTTACGAACTTTTAATAACTGAGAAGCTATCTTAGAGTTTCTAACCATTCTAATATCAATAGCATCGTCTATGTCAATTTTCTGAGCAGCTAGAGAAGCTTGTATGTTTTGTTCTAGTACAGCCTTTTCTTCTTCATCAGGATGTATTTCTATAAAGATACCAAAGTCATGCAAGTGCAAATCTTTAATGTCTCTAAGAATATCCATGCTCTCTCTACCAATGTTCTTAATAAAGTCCTCAGACATATCAGAGTACTCCAATACATCAGATATTCTATAAGCAACACACTCTGCTAGTTTTTGACTAATGTAAATACCAGCGTGAAGAATATGTCTAGTTGCAGTGTTTGAGTTGAGAGCTGCTAATTTTTGCACACCAACAAGTGAATTTGAGTCTGGTGTACTACCATCCCTAGCCTCGTTAAGACCAGTTACAGACCTAATCATATTTAGGTTGTAGTTGTACATATTAATCAATGAACTAATCTTAGCGTTAGATCCAGAAGAAGCAAGCTCCTGAACTGGCATCTTGCCATGATTAAATTCACCTATCTCATTGGTTGATCTACCTAACACAGATCCGGTCTGGAAGTAAAGGTTAAGAACCTCTCCAGCATCGTAGGTCATTCCATTACCTAGGTTAATAGAGGAAATACCATCTAGATCTACATAAACGCCATCAGGTGTCATTCTAGATGCAATCTGCTGTAGTTTTAAGTGAGTAAGCTGAATCTGATCAGCAAAAGGAATCATCCTCTTAACTAATGAATCAATCCTACCCTTATACATTTTAGGAGCTGATACTATGTAAGGTGGATATACTTTCTGCATGGAAGACTTTGGTCTAACCATATTCTTCATTACATCCCACTTAAGTAAGAACTCAGTTCCCAGAACCATAACTCCTTCGTACCAAACGTCAATACGTTTAGACAATCTCTCGAACATCTCGTTCTCCTCAGGATTAAAAGAGTCGTCTCTTTTGATTACTCTTTCTCCTCCAGAACTTGTTACTTTTTTCTTGTATACAATATTCTTGTCCGTCTTATATGCAAAATAAAGTAGCGTCGCTGTGTTCTTGTCGAAGGTTTCGTTTCTAGCTCCACCTCTTGTTCCTTGGTATTGGTCCCACTTCTGAGAAGCTTGAGAGATTTTCTCCATGTCATCCTTAGTAAGGTTTGGATCAATCTTCTTAAGCTCTGTCATGTTAACATTCTTTACCTCTCCAAAGTAGTAACAATCCTTAAAGTTAGGATCGTCTGTTGGGCTGTAAACAAAGTTCTCAGGATCAACATAATCTAATACAATACCATCATGAGTGTTAAAAGAGTGTTTTGCAACACCAATACCCAACTCAGTAATATCCTTGTCAATTCTTTTCTTAAGTTCTAAGTACTCGTTCATTTTGAACACAGACTCAATGGCTTTCTCTTGAGCAATCTCAATAGAGTCCTTATAGTCTATCATCATGTGAAGATCTAACTCATCATCATTCTCCGGCAACTCATCTGGAGCCATAGAAAACATATCCTGATCTATTAGGTTCCCTATATCTTCAAACATTTGCTTGTTATTCATTTCTGTCTGAATAACATTCTTATAGTTTGCTCTTTTTTCTGTGGATATAGGATCTACCGCTGTTGCTTTAACATCAAAAAGTCTGTTAGACATACCGTTAACAACGATGTCAACAAACTTAGGTATAATAGGTAATGGAGTCCAATCCAAGTTAAGGTAAGAAATGTCACCGTTAACAGACATCTCGTCCTTATATTTCTGTATAGGCTGCTCGCCCATAGCGTAAAGTCTTAGGTTATGGTAAACTCCTTTATTGTCGTAAAACCTGGAGTCGCTACCTTGACCTCTAAACCACTCGGACTCAATAGCCCTACCTACTCTTACTCCGTACTGCTTAGATTGCTTTTCGC